GTATGACTGGCGTTTTCCTACTGAATGGTTTGAATTCTTTAATGAAGGTATGTCACGTCGGTTTAATAACCAGAAAGATATTTCCTCATACTGGTACCCTAAATTGCACTCACTCTTCAAGCCGCCCTTATGTACTACCTCTAAGATTGTCTGGTCCTTGGATTCCAAGAAATACCTTGACGTTGGACTTTCTCTCGAAAGTTTGGAATTTATTGAATCCAGTTCAATTATCTGGGTAGACTCATTTTCCCATTCCTGGACTTCGCGTGAATTAATTCCTTCTAGACTTGTGATGCAGTGTGGTACCGTTCGTCAACTAGGGCGTACTGTAACACTACCTGTACCAGACAGAGAATTTAATGCTGGGGTAGATTTATTTTCCATATCCGTTTTAGCCACCGCTGATCTGCTCCCTTTAGAACGCCAAGTAGACATTCCTTCTCAGTCTAATTTTGCTTTATTAGATGGATTGAGAAAACGATATGATTTTCCCATTGTGTCTTTTAACGCACGTCGATTTTGGGACGTGTTCGAACAATGGGCGGATTACTTAGGAGCTCGGGCTAGAGGCTATGATTTTGGACTTGTGTCATGGGACGATTTGAAAGACCACGCTTATCGGAAATCTACCATGGGATACATGTCGATATCTCCTTTTAAGAGCGTTGGTGAAGCACTAGATGATGAAAAGTACATGGACGACTATTTTGATAAATTTGTGGGTGGAGGTATAGCAAATCTCGGATTTCACGGTAGCCCTAAAGTTGAGAAGAAAGAACCAGACAGCCCAGGGCAGTATCTCGTTCCGCGAATTTTCATGTATAAGACAGGAGAGGTTCGATTATGTGAAATGCGTATCACGAAAAAGTTAAATGATTTCCTATTGGACGATCAGTGTAACCCACATGCATCCAACGGGGATATCTTTTATCGTGCTGCGAAAATAGTAGAGATGTTCGAGAGTTTTAAAAACCCCGCAGCTTTTGAAGGCGAATCCTCTAAGTTTGATGGTCATTTAGAGGCCGAGTTGTTAGTTCAACTGAGGAGATTCTTTTGCAAATTAGTATCTTATGGAAGGAATAGCTCACTACTACAGAATTATATACAGAGTATGACTGTGCACGATGTGTTACCAAATGTTTATCTAGCTTCCGGAGATGTGGTTTCCTTTCACAGAGGTGCCATGACGTCCGGACTATGGTGTACCTCGTGTGGTGATAGTGCAATAAACGAGATACCTAGTTTCATAGCTAAGATGTCAGCTTTGAACATTCCCTTTGAAGAGTGTTTCAATAGGTTTAAGACTTCTACTTGCGGTGATGATAAAATTGAGGTTGGTGAGATTGGAGACGTAGAGAAAGTTCTAAATGTGAGGAACTCGACGTACGAAGAGTTCGGTATAATCCAAACGAGTGAAAACAAATTAATTGAGAGACCTGAAAACTCAAGCTATTGTAGTCATGGGTACACCCGTGTGACTGAAGACGTCTGTGTTCCAGTTAGAGACCTTCATGAATTGTTTGCTCGACTTATTGTTCCTTGTGCTAACGGCCAGTTTCGCTTGGACTTCCCGATGGCGTCTCGCTCTTTATCGTCTGTTATTTCCTTGGTAGCTACGTATTGGTATGTCCCTGAAGTTGTGAGATTTTACGAAATCATTAAGGGGATGATACCTAAGAGTGTAATTCCGGCAGCTATTGCAAGGACACAACGTTGGAAATTCGAGTACAATCTTGGCGGTCTCGATCCTATATCCTTTTCTCTTCCTGAATTTCTACAGAGACGGTTCGGACGTGATCCTAGATCTGAAGTGATTTTGAATTCTTTTGCTGTTGAGAGACTGAATCTTCCTGCATTTAGATCTCTCATGTCCGTATCCTTAGCGGCTGCCTCCAAAACTCTGATGGACCTAAGTAGTAAGATTTGCCTGACGGACTTGTCGGTATGGTACGATGATGGGCTTTCGATTCCGGAGGTTGTTACTGATCTCATTTACTTAGGAAAGAATAAAACAATTGAGTGTTTCTTTGAAAAATCAGTTGCTGCACGTGATTACCTCAGAACCAGACCTCTCCCCAATGTTACCGTGCATTTTGGAACCTTGCGCTCAGTTTTAGGCCGAGCAAAAACTAAAGAACTGTGGTTGATGTTTAGTCCTAAAGGAATTTCTTATCGTAATTGGTTATTGCTACAGCCAGCAGCCTATTTTAGGAATGCAGGGTTTAGAGGAGACAGAATCAAACTAGCAACGATTGATAGAGATAGTTTCCTTATGCATAAGGTCATTAATACTAGTAAATCCTCGGTAACTATGTTAAAGATTCTTCTGGGAGCAACTTTCATTATGCCAGCACTCTACGTTGTGTCAACCTCAACATTAGTTGGTAAGGGAAATTTGATATCGTACAATTATGGGGCTGTTCTTACTTCCATTGGGGAGGTTAAACGTATGATATTCCCGTTGTCTGAGCCGCGTGTTGAGGAGGGTGAAGGAGTAGGAAAATGGTTGGCACTTGAAAACATGAACTCTAGAACCCAGTACTATTCGTTAGGACGAAATCATGCTTTAAAGACTGTCGACACTTTATGCAAATTGACCAGGCGCTTCGGGATGTTCGTTTATGATTCAACAGGACAATGCCATTCTTATGTAGCCTTCATAGATGGTTATGAACCGAAAGTGGGAGATCAAGAGTGGGTCGACATGGAAACTCTAAAAGACCTAAACAAACGACTTGGAGACGGAGCCATCATTAGCCCTAAGAAATGGAGAACAAATGGGGCGATGATTACTATTACTGAGTGGCAAGGGAATTATCATTATGGCCAAATTGAGCGACCAGCTCCGTTCTTCCATTCATTAAGTCACAGAATCTTTTCCGTAGTCTTTTTTGTTCGCATATCTGACTGTGGCATCTTGTGTAGGGATGGTAAACATGGAAATGTGTATTGTTTCCCAAACTTTAGACTTCCTAGTGTTCCCATCATGGCTCCTATTATAGGAGAGAGCTCTGGCCCTATGCTTATTGATATCCCTAAACCTTATGATGCAGACATTTTAGGTGGTCATCCCATGTCTGTAGTTGACTGGGAAGATAAAGCGCTTAAGGCTATTTTCTATGGAGGATCGACGGGATCTGGCACAAAACCCAAGAACAACGTCAGGGTTTGGCTTGTCGAGAATGAAGGACTCATATCGTCTCTATCCGGTGTTCCATGCGAATTTAGATTCACTTCCATGACGAACAGAATCGTGAGGTCTCTCGACGGCACCCTAGGTCTCTTAAAGGATGGCGATTACCCGCTGTACCATCCTAAGTCAATGGAAGAGCAGTCTGCTTTCAAAATTATCGTCATTCCAGAAGGACATGAAGCTCCCGACCGCGTCTTGGGTGTGATGATGACCGGATCGTTGGCCTTGATCATGCGACCAACTCATGTTGTGACTACAGAGTCCTGGTTTAATCCATTGTTGAAGGACAAAGTGAATTGTCTCATGTGTAACCCTGAGATTAAGGATATTGTTGCGAATTTGACATGGGTTAAGGAAAATAATCATGAAGCTGAACGCATTGCTAAATCAGGAGTTAGTCTCAGTGCAACTTTGACTAGAGTTAGTGTAATGCGTGACTACATGTGTTCAGTTTTGGCCATGGCTGACAGGTCATCACACTCAAGAACGGAAGCTAGTGACTTTCTCAACTGGAAAATTCAGAGTCGAGCAGGTCATCGCTTAATAATGGTTGATACTGAGCACCAATACGTACACGGCACTGCTTTCAGAGTTGACTCATCTGCCTTTCATATTCAGATGATGGAAGTGGACGTCGGATGCGGTTGTACTTTATCGAAACCCATTGCTTTCAAACCTGAGTTGGAGTATTTGGCGAGGAAGATTAAGAAGGGGGAGGAGATATATCCTAGTGGTGACCATCTGACCACTGAAGAATTTCTGCTGGCAAGTTCGATCGCCATGACAGCAGGTATTGAGGTAAGCTTCATTGTTCAGCGTTTGGGAACTCTAGGATCAGGAAATCATTTTCTTGAGATGGTATGGAACAAGGGTCAAACCTACTGGCTTGTTCACACCGGTTCTAGGGGTGTGAGTCAGAGAATGGTTAGAAGTGCCATTGAAAAGAACTGTGATGGGTTAGAAGTCGCGCGCATGGTGGATGCGCGCGCACAAGAAGTTGCCAACCTTAATAGAAAGGTGGTTCTACGCTTGCTAGGAGCTGAAGTGGCCCAGACGTGGGTACATTGTAAGCTAACACATATGAATGAGGGCATATGGTTCGTAAAGAACTTAATCAGTGATGAGGGGAAGTTCCCTCTGTTGTCGAGTCCAGGGACAGGATTTGCAATGGTGGAAAATTCTCACTTACTTTGTCCACATGGTATGGGCCGTAAAGGGGGTAGAGCTCGTCCTCTAAAAGGGGCACATCTTGATGTGTTGTATCAAACTGTGTTGAGAACAAAATCGTTCAATGTTCAACACAGCATTCAAGGTTTTCTTTGGTTTGCTGTGGTTGAATTCTTTCGTATGCAGAAAGTTTAATTAAGAGAAATTAAGACAGGATTTAATTCCTTTATTAATTTTGAAAATTCGATTTTCTGCGAAAAAAAAAAAAAAAAGAAAAAAAAC